GACACACTATTAGGTGTGCCGACTGGCCAGAGCGTGGATTTCTACATTGCAGGCGCAAAGGTTTTGGATTACGCCGTTGCACTTGCCGCAATTACGCCTGCAGTCAGCGTCCTGGACGCCACCGCTGCTACTAGTGCTCTAACAGGCGCACTTAGGGTAGCAGGGGGCGCTGGTATTGCGGGAGACTTCTGGGTAGGCGGGAACGCTGTTATCGGCGTTGCTAACAAACAGATGAAGGTGCAAAACCCCACTAACGCTGGAGTACAGCATGTTGGTGGATTGGGAGTACTGACTGGTATCCTGGACAATCAGTCGTTCACAATAACCATAGGTATCTGTAATGCGGCTATTGTTATTGTTGGTGATGACCAGGGTCGGGGTGCGGCTTTCTTTGTTTCGTATCTTTCTGCGACTATAGTAGAGCTTGCAGACCCGTCAGGCATTTGGGCTACTACAGATGTAGATGGTAATCCTGGATGGGCTATCTACAAAGGCGCTTCTACTAACGTGGTCACCATTAAAAACTATAACAACGCTACTCGCCAACTCTACATAAATATTCTGGGTGTGGTCGCATCAGCAACTGCGCCTGCATAGAGGCTCTGGATGCAACTTGTGCAACGCATAAAGCGGAGATATCTCCTAGTTCGCTATAGGAGCAATCAATGACACTTAATGAACTCAAGGCGTTTCTGGCTACTCTTGAGACTGTTCATGCGCTTACCGCTGAGGGTATTATCGCTCTACGGGAACGAATCGCTAATGTGGATAAGTTCACCTCTACTGCTATAGAGGTCATGAATGCCCAACTAGCGCAGCGAATAGGTGCTGCCCAACTACTCGCTGACAAGCTGCCCGATTTTAGAGCGTTTGCTTAGGTGGGTTGAAAGGAGTGCAGGCGTGAATCCAGTGATTGATGCCACGGTAGAGTTTGGCGTAGAGCAGGCTAAGAGCCGTGTTAGGAACTCTCCGGAAAACTATATGGTAGCTGATCTTCATACTGTACTGCTGGCGCAGATACGGGACTCGCTGCTGGAGCGCAAGACATGGCGACGGCGGGTGGTGATGGCCATACCATGGGCGGGCTTTAGCACGTTCACAGGGAGCCTGGTCGTGGCAGTGCTGAAAGCACTGGAATAGTAACAAGTAAGGTAACAAGTAAGGTAACAAGTAAGGTAACAAGTAAGGTAACAAGTAAGGTAACAAGTAAGGTAACAAGTAAGATGGGCTAATATATTAACGTAAAAATCGTGGTGATTGACGGCGAGCAAAACGTTGTAGTATAATGGTGGTGTTGATTGGTAATGGTGGTGTACGATGGCATACGCAACTGAGGGAGAAGTAGAAGTTCTAGTGGGTGATGTCGTGAACAGTCGCAACTTCACTGATTCTACTGTGCCTACCACTTCTCAAGTGGCGCTGTTCATTACCCAACGGGATGCTCTATTAGACAACGCTCTTAGTATGGTGGGATATTCCACGCCTGTCACTTTGGCTGCAGACCCGAACGCTTATAACTTACTTGTCCACGCATCCTCATGTGGTGTGGCATCGGACGTCATGGCGGCCTTTTTCCCCATGATGTCATTCGCTGAGGGTGGTGAGCCTATAGGCAGGTATGCCCACTTCCGTAGCACGTTTGACGCTGCCGTTAAACTAATTAGATCCGGTGGGTTATCTGCTTCCATTTCAGCGACATCTAGGATTTTCACAGGATCTCAGGAAAACTCCGACGGCGAGACTAAACAGCCGCTGTTTAAGCGTGGCATCTTTGACTACCCAGGGTCACGCATTCTATCAGAATGAATGTATCATATGTCATACTCGTCGGTGGAAGCGGCGCTACTCACGGTGATCAGGCTGATGTCTGGCTATACTACTACCAACACATCAGCCGGTGACTACAGAATCCTTAACGCATCGTCAGGGAAGTCGGTGATATTGACTCCTGGGGCAGTGGTGGCCCGTGAGGTGGTGGCTGCCCCAAGGAGGATGCGCACCGTATGGGGAATAAACATAGAGTTGGCGATCCCATTCCGAGGGGACGTTTCCACCGTAGCCACAGCCGTCCGTACAGATAGGCAAGCTTTAATAGATCACGTAGATAAGTATCCTACCCTAAACAGCGCTGCTGGGGTATTAACTGCGCTTATTATAGGGGCAGATGAACCTGGGGAGTGGGAAGGGGTTGGTGGTGGGTTCTGGATACAACGGATGATAATGCATGCGGAGGAGCGGTCAACCATTACCATAGCCGAGTGAGCAACGAAGCATTACTATGCCAACTGAGTATTTTAACATTTTCATGTCAAATAATTTGGATAGCGTCACCGATGTGTTCTCTCGGCCCATTACCCCACGCACCGATGCCGGTATTCGCCGTATACTATCAAGGCTTGGTAGGAACGTTATTGTCCCTAATATGGTGTCTAATACCCCACGTGCCAGTAACCGCCTGGTAAAGTCTACTAATATGTCTACAATGATGGTGGCAGTCCCGATGGGTAGATCTGCTTGGGGATTGGTGATCACACAAAACGCCAGGAATAAGATATCAGGCACCGTTTACCAACCATTCGTATCCAAGGGGCGCAGGCCAGGACGCAGGCCACCATATCAGGCTCTGGAGTTCTGGGTAGCGCTCCGGTTCGGCCTGCCGTGGCCATCGTGGAGGGCCAAATCTGCTGCCTTCGTGCTGGCTAGATCCATCGGCATTAGGGGCGTTAGGCCCAACCTCTACTTACAGCGGGTCATTATGGAATCAGCCCACGCCCTAGACGATACGGCGGTAGAAATTGGCAAGGTAGTAGTAGCCGAGATAAACGCACGGGTGAGACCTGTCACCATACCCAAGGGTGGATAGTGGTGGATAACGGTGGATAACGGTGGATAACGGTGGGTAATAATTAGTTAGATAACTAGGAGGATCTCCAATGGCACTCACGGCATTCCGCCGGATCCAAATCGGCAAAGAAGCCACTCGTGGCACGGGCGTTGCCGCTACTAAGAAGCTGGTTGGCACGTTGACCATGACCCCCTCTATAACGATGCATTCCCCTGTGGATGAGCGCAACAGCCTTGCGGAGTTCCGTAGGGATGTCCCCGTGGCGCAAGGGGCCACGTTACGGTTCACCGGATCGGCTATCTACCAACAACTCGTGGATTTTCTTGGCATGGCACTCAAGGGTAGCGTAGCGCCTGCCTCGGCTACCCCAACAGGCGCAAAATACGATGATAACGGTATATTCGCCAACATGACCAATGCGTTAGACGATAACGTAGTAACCGAGCATTCATTTGCGGGTTTTGTTGCTGCTCAAGACAAAGTCTACGTCAGGGCCGCAGCGACATTCAGGGCCGTAAAGTGTACCGTAGGTACAACACCTAACGCTGCTGCGTCCACTATTTCTGCTGTAGAAGTCTCCGATGGCGCTGGCGGTTGGATAGCAGCAACTCTAGTCAGAGATGGAACCTTAGCCAGCGGCGCTTCTCTCGCCCAAACTGGCATTATAGAGTTCACAGTGCCGTCTACTTGGCTCTCTGACACTGTTGACGGTGACGCTGGGTTTTGGGTTCGCTTTACTTGGAGTGGTAACTGGACTGCTGGCGCTGACATATCCGAGTTAGATACCGTACCAATCGTCACTGTATGGACATTCACTCCGAACCTCACATCTCGCAATAATCAGGATGCTTATACCGTAGAGTATGGTGATGATTCCCAAGAGTTTGAGACCACGTTTGGCTTGGTATCGGCTTTGGAGTTGGCTATTACCTTGGGTGACGTGGTAACATTGAACGTTGATATGTTTGCCAGGTTCCCATCCAAATCCACATTCACCGCTGCGCTTTCTGATCCCACCGTCAACGAGATTGTAAGCAATCACCTCAGGGTCTACATTGATGGTTCCTGGGCCACCCTCGGTAATACCCAGAAGTCTTCTCTTGTAATGGGCGGTACCGTGCGCATGTCTACCGGAGCGGCTTCGGTGAAGTATGCCGATGGCAGCTTGGATTTCTCCAACTTTATTGAGCAACGTCGCCACCTTGAGATAGAGTTGGAGATGGCGGTGGGGGCTGATGCCATCACTGAGTATGATGCATGGGTAGCCCAAACGTTGCGGGCCATAAGATTGGAATGGACTGGCCCGACGCTGGGCGGTGGTAATTACAAGCTTACCGTAGACGCCATAGGGCGGTATACCTCTGGGCCTGAGTTCCTTGCCGATAAGGACGGGCAGAACGTCATGCGGTTCATCTTCCAGACTAGGGAGGACTCATTAGGCAACGAGATGTCGTTCGTTGTGCAGAACAACGTCGCTGTGTTGTAAACTAGTATGTATACCTAAGGAGGGTATAGGTATGACACCACCAAATGGGGGGGCGTTCGTAGACGACAGCGCCGATAAGATAGATATTCCAGCGGGTCTTGGGGGAGGTTGGGTAGAAATCAAACCAGAGATGACTATAGAGGATTGGGAGCGTTTTGAGGCGGAGCAGTTTAGTATAGACGTTACCGGCGCAAACGTCCCAAGAAACCGCCGTGAGCGCCGTCTTCAACTACGGGCGACTGCCTCAGCTACTGACGCACCACCACCAACACAAACTGGCCACTTCAACCCCAGTCTTATCACATTATTGGAGCGTAATATAATCCGATGGTCGTGGGATCGCCCCCTAACCCGTGAGAACATATCCAAGCTCCGGCGGCCAGTTGCTGACTTATTGGTGGCTGCCGTTGAGGAGCGCAATATCCCTTTACTACCGACGGAGTAGCCGTCCACGAGACCTACTACCAAGCTTTGCGTGGGTGGAGATCTGCTGGTGCGCAACTTGATGAGGACACCGTTAGGTATATCGTCTGCAAGGCTATGGGGTGGGACTATCATACTTTTCAAAGACAGCCCAGGAGTTTTATTCATAGCATCCTTAGCCACTTAATGGCTGAATGGAAGAAGGCAAATGATGATCAGCAAGAAAACCGCAGGACCACAAGATGATGGGGATGATGGAGATGACGGCATTGGTGGTGCTATATAACTACTGGCGCTAGCGGTGCGATGGGCAGATCCACAATGCCGCCCATTGGGGCTGCTATACTTATTACTGCTCAAGAACGAGCCAGTGAGGTGTTTCGTAAAATTGGGGGTGAGGCCGGTAAACTGTCTGGGCACTTGGTTAAAACCGGCGCTACAGCAGCCATCGTAGGCACCAACTTTAGTAAGCTCAACTTGGCCCTCACTGGGATAATACCAGCAATAGTTGCCTTGGCTGCAGGTGCTACCGCTGTGAAATGGGCGCAATTTGAGGCGGCTACTCGCCGTGCTTCATTCGCTATGGCGCTGTCTGGGTTATCGGCCCGTGAGGCTCAAATCCGTATAAACATGGTGAACTCCGCACTAACACGGGCATCAGCGGAAGGGTTCTTTAACTTTGGTGGTGCAGTCAGTGGGGCTATTGAGCTTGACCGTGACCTTTTCCAATCTTTGCTAGATATCTCTGGGGCGTTGGAGGATAAGATTAGAATACCGGCCTCTGAATCGTTTGCTGCTATGGCTGAAGCCATTAAGGGTAACAATGAGCCACTAGACGAACTCCTGGGGCGCATTGGTGCTGTAGTGGGGCCAGTGACTACTGTGGAAGAGAAATTCGCCGCTATAAAAGGGACGCTTGGCACGTTGAGCGTTACCAGGGTAGACGCCCTATTAACGGCCTTGGGTAGTCTCAAGGAATCAACCGAAACTACTGTGGGTGAGTTGGGTAACGTCTTCTCTGGGTTTTTTGTGGTCTTCGTTGGTACGCTGGCAAGTTTCATTATTAACGTTAAGGACAACCCACAGCTTATACTAGCGTTTGCCACTCTTGGGGCGTTTCTGATAGACAAGGGTGCTATCTTTGGGAAAGGGTTTGTTGGTGCGCTAGTTGGGGCTGCCATTGCTGGGTTGTCGTTGGACCTTGGCTCTTCAATAAAAGGGGTATTAGAGGACCCAGAAGTACTTCTAGTTATTGGCATTGCCGCAGGGACACTTGGGCGATATATGGGCAGCAAGTGGCTGGTGCCTGGTATAGTCGCCGCCATCGGGTTTGAGCTTGTTCCTGGGATATCTACTGCGTTAGGTGACGCTGGGATGTCTGACGTTTTGACTGCTGCAGCTTGGGGGTTAGGAATAATTGTCGGTAAAAAGATCGGTGGCACCAAGGGGGTTCTCGCTGGGTTAGCCTTAGCTTCTACCCTCACCGATAGTATAAATGTGTTATATAATGGCAATTCTATTAGCGATCCAGCCCTTGAACTCGCTATTATAGGCTTAGGGGCCGCCATAGGATTCGTGCTGGGCGGTTGGGTGGGACTGACTATTGGTGCTGCAATGGCAAATGCTCTTATACAAGCCGAAAAGGAGGGTAATCTACCGTCATGGGTACGATTCTTTATTGATCCTAAATACGATAAAGAGATACGTGATACGTTAAAGGATTGGGCTATGAAGTGGGGTGGTGTCATATTAGACGGCATTAAGGACCCACTCAAGACCTTCGGCAAAATATTTAGCGACATATTTTCCAGTGAAGGCGTAGCTGATATTCTACGGCGGGCCAAGGAGTTTGGCGTTAGTGTTGGCAATATGATATTAGACGGCATTAAGTCAGCACTGGGGTGGTTCCTCAATTTCATCTTCCCCTACTCAAGAACAGCGTCTACATCAGCGGTGCCGGTGCCAGAAATGACCCATGCATCGCTTACTAATGACATAGGTGGTGGCATTGGTAGTAGAATATCAGGAATGCCGCTGGGTGGTACCATAGTTGTTCAATTGGTGTTGGATAGATATGTTCTTGGTGAGGCTGTAGTAGACATTATTGATCGCACCGCTCGGTTCAAAGCTGGTCTTACTGAGGCATCGGTTGCCACCGCCTGATGGTATAGGATGGCGGTGATGGAAGATGGCGGTGATGGTAAATGGCGAGCGTTAGACTTAGGATAAACAACATAGATCTCACTTCTAGCATGCTTCACCCACCATCAAGCTCTTGGCGTGTAGATCGCACCACAGGGCCTGAGATTGGGGTGATGGAGTTTGACATTGATGACCCCAATAGATCTATTACCGTAACTGTGGGACATGAGGTCTTGTTTGATGATCCAGATAACGCTGCTACAGTTAGGTATTTTGGTGGGGTAGTGGTGGAAATAGAGACTATACCTATAGGGGTAGGCCGTAGGCACCACGTTACATGTCAGGATTGGATTGTGATCTTAGATAAGTCAACTTTCGCTAAAACGTATATTAGTATGACCGATCAGGCTATCATCCAAGATATGTTTACCGCTGGCGTTAGTGGCATTACCGAGGTAGATATTACTAATGTTGGCCTTGGTCGTACCATAGATAGGTTAGACTTCAAAGGCATCAGCGTCAGATCTGCATTAGATATTATTAGCAGCATCACCGGTTTGATATGGTACATTACCACCTTCAAGAAGTTACACTACGAGACCGAGGGTACTACTGAATCCGCATATTCGCTATCAGACGATCCAGACGACGCCGCTGCTCTTAGTATATATAATATCACTTGGGTTGTGTCCCTTGGGCAGTATAACTCGGTGGAGGTTCGTGGTGCACGTGCTCTTAGCAGCGATACTCAGGAAATCTATTCAGGTGATGGGTCTACTACCATCTTCACCACGGGCGCTGCTCAACAGGCCAACCGCCACGCCATCCAGCAGGCACCATCTACTAGCAGTAGGGTAGAAGTAGACGTCAATACCAACACCGACGGATCACCATTTTGGGACCATCAGGACGTGGGGTTAGAGGGAAAAGATACACTAGGCGTCTTGGGTATTGATGTGTTGTGGAACCCGTTAACTCGTCAATTGGAGTTTGGCACAGCCCCGCCCAACTTTACCAATAGTTGGCGTCTCAAGGGCCGGTATTGGTATAACATCGTAGGCATTGCTCCCGACTCTGCGGCCATAGCATCACAGGGTAGGGTGTATAGTAAGGTTTTGTTCATACCAGAGGCGATTAGTGAGGATGCTGCCTACGACCTAGCTTTGGCGTTCCTTAGGGAGAACACCAATAAGAAGCGTTTATTGGCATCGTTTGACCATGATGGTATAAATGTTGGTGAGTCGGTGATGGTAACATGTACAGCGTTTGGCCTCAGCAACCAACTAATGAAGCTTGTGCAGTTGGTAATGATGCCGCTGGGCGGCGATCATTATACTTACCGTGGGACGCTGGAACAACATGCCCAATACATCAGTGCCTAATGCCCAGTGCCTAATGCCCAGTGCCTAACGCCCAATGCCTAATGCCTAACACATTCGCTCATACACTGGTCCGGCTTAGACAAGCACTCGCATCTCGCCAAGCGGAGTCCGAGGAAGACCCAGCTATCACCCAGATTAGAGTAGTCAGCCAGTCCACCAAAATTGGTAGTATAGTTATCACCGCTACCGCAATAGGCCCTACGTATTACGCACACCCCAAATGGACCATGACCAGCTTGTTATCATGGTGGACGTTGGCTCAATTAGACGGTGCTAGGGATGTACATGGCGGGTATAACGGCACCATCAACGGTAACCCTGCGTATGCCACCGTGGATGACGTCACTATTGGTCGCACCAGGAGATACATCACTCTTGATGGCGCTGGTGACTACGTAGACGTTGGTAATATGGTGGAGATTACCGGCGCTACTGCTGCACTATCGGTAGCTGCTAGGGTGCGGCTCTCATCCCTTACGTCTAGCCCTGCAGTTGTAGGTAGGCTGGATGGTGGTGGTAACTTCCAGTTCGCCTTAGAGATTACGTCTACAGGTCGTGTGATATTCGGCTTGGCGGGCGCTGCAAGAGCACAAACCGCTGAAGGTATTATAGTCACCGGCACTTGGTATACGGTCACAATTGTATTTGACGGTGCTGGCGTTGGTGATGCTGGTAAAGTACAGATTTACATAAATGGCGTAAGCCAGACCTTAGAGTTTCCAGCTAGTCCTACCACCACTCTTGTCAACAATTCTGCCTTATCGGTGCTAATTGGACGACGCAACACAGGTTCTAACGAGCTAACTGGCGACGTATATGACGTAGCAATCTGGACCACCAACTTATCCGCTGCACAGGCATTGGCGCACCACCAAGATCTTGTCGGTGATCGTATAATAGCTAGTTTCTTTAAAGCTTCATGATAAGCGTTGGTTAATGGGAGTGTATAATGGCAGCACGGGTAATTAACGAGGGGTTAGCGAGAGCCGCCCAGGTTGTTTTAGACGATATTACTCATGCGGCGGTAGGCACCGTTTCCACTACCCCGACACAAGCTGATGTACAACTCGGTACAGAGACTAACCGTGCATCTGTTACTAAGGTGCTGCGTAGTGGCAGCATTATACAAATCCGCACAATGTTCACAAACGCCAACCTACCTGCGACACTTGAGGAGGCTGGTTGGTTCATGAACGCCACAGGCGCAGCGAACTCAGGGGATATGTTGGTAAGGTCTACTCAGCAATTTGTGAAAGGCACCGCCGATCTGTTGCTCATCCTTGAGGTCCGGGTATTGGAGGGCTAATATGCAACATAACAACGAGATCACTTGGGGTGTGGTGTGGTGGATCGCTGCTTTTACTGTTGGAGCACTAGCGATTTGGAAGTGGGGCGTACCGTCTAGCGCCATAGTGTTAGTCTTAGTGGTCTGGGTCATAATAGAGCACCTAAGGAAGGTTAATAAGTAAATGGCAAACCAGGGCTTTTGGGCCGACGCTGATGGTCTTGAAGGCACTGCTGACCGCTTAAACGCAGGCATGTTACAATACGATATTGCTGCTAACCGGCCCGCAGCTGGTCAAACAGGTCGCCTCTTTTGGGATACCACCAACAACCGCTTAGAGCGAGACAACGGCGCTACATGGGATATTATATTCAGTTCTGATCCCGCTGCTGCGACCGCTGGTCTTCGTACTATTGGTACTAGCGCCGTTCAAGCGTCGGCGGGTAATCATGTACATACCCAAACAGATGTCACTAATGATTCTACACTTCCTACACCAACCACAATAGGCTTCAACACTAGTATGCTTTTTGATATGGGGACTTCGTATGGTAACGCAATATCCGTTGCTCATACTCCTGGTTCTGCTACCCGTTCGGTAGTAATCTTTGGGTCTTTAACCATTGGAGACCGTTCGGATACTGGCGTAGATGCAGAGTTCTCTGTAGAACTGCGTGTAGATGGTGCTCAGGTAGCTGTCTACACTGGTACAGTACCAGACTGGGATGCTATCACTATCTCACTAAAAACTTATTTAATTAGTGTAGTACAGTTTAACCTTAGTGCGGCGGCTCATACTTATGAACTTAGGTCAAAGTGTAATACTGGCGGTAGTGAGGTTATTGGGATATTCGGTCAATCCATTGGTTTTAGGGAGTTGAGCCTTCAATAACTTAGTAAAAGTAGTAGTGAGGTCTAACTATGCCTAACCAAGGCCCATGGGCTGCTGCTACTCTTGGTAGCGCCGACTTGCTCAACGCCAGCTTGCTACAGTCAGGTACAACCGCTGCTCGCCCCGACGCAAGCGCATCTAATGTGGGCATGAAGTACTGGGATACCACTGTTGCGGAGCTACAGCGTAGTAATGGAGCAGCATGGGATACAGTAGTGGATTCTAACGGAGGCGCTGCTGTGCCATCCCTGAGGACCCTTGGTATCGGAGCATCACAAGCAGCTGTGGGCAACCACACACATTAAAACATAATAGTTAAATAAGTGGCGCTGGAAGCTAAGGATGAGGTTCCCCTCCTAGCCGAGTCCTTAAGCGACCCCAGCGCCACCTTAATATTCGTCATCTCCATCATCTCCATCATCTCCATCATCCCCATCATCCCCATCATCCCCATCATCCCCATCATCTCCATCATCTCCATCATCCCCATCATCCCCATCATCCCCGTCATCTCCGTCATCTCCATCATCCCCATCATCCCCATCATCTCCATCATCTCCATCATCTCCATCATCCCCGTCTACCTGCCGGTACTGCCGAATCCCCCAGCGCCTCTAGCGGTCTCATCTAGTTTATCCACTATCACTACTTGTGGGGTTGATATTGGGATGATTAGTAATTGGGCAAGCCTATCGCCTTTGTCCACCCGATGCTCCACTGGTAGCAGATTTTTGGCCCCAATAAATAATTCTCCTCTGTACTCGGCGTCTATCGTACCCTCAAATATCAGTAGTCTCCTATTAAACCACGCAGATGATCTCCCCCTAAGTATGCCCACATACCCAACAGGGATAGCCACTGATACCCCAGTAGGAACTAAGGTGAAATCATCAGGCCCGATGATGATAGTTTTAGAGACAACCAGATCCAGGCCAGCGCTAGTTGGATAGGCCCTTTGTGGTGGGGTGGCCTCCGAAGTCAAGGAGATTAATAGCGGTGGCACACTTAGAGCCGGTCTTGGCAACGTCGTCGTGGAGTTGTCCAGATTCGCTGGATTTTTATTAGGTGCCTTAAGCAGTTTTTTCACCACTGCTATTGCTTCGTCCACGGTTTCCACCCACTCAATGCGGGTATCCCTTGTGTATGGGCTATTAGTAGGCCCACCAGGACGCCTCGCCACTACAGGAACGCCAAGGGATACCGCCAGCTGGACCTCCCGCACCGTGCCAACAGACCTAAAATCCAGGTCTGCTATCACTACATCGGATATGGCTAGAATCTGCTCATTAGCCACAATAATGCGCTGTCCAACATCGCCCGGATCTAAGGCCGGGCGACACATGAATCCAAGGTCTGGGCGGTAGCAAGTGACGCCAAGCGCTTGGATATCAATAGACACCAAGTGCCGCCAGTTAGACATTGCAACGCCTTCGGCATTTATTGGACCTGCCACATATGCTAGCACTTGCGACCTCCTAGGCATTAATTAGTAGGTGTTGATTAGCGCTTAGTGAAGCTCGTCAAGCAATAACTCAGCAACAGGCACGATCACTCCAGGGCCAACACCCACCCACCTCACAGGCGCTCCCACATCTTGCTCCACTTTATCCAGCAACGTGGCAATCTTGCGGCGCATATTTGGAGTGAACATTTCTGGAGCAACGCCAGCCAATTCTGGAACCTTGTAGTCTACCATAGTGAGACATATTGCATCCGGCTTGCATACATCTCTGAACTTGCGGGCCAGGACTGGATCCCACTCACCTACCCTGCGTATCCGGTTGGTGACGGTGGTGCGTTCTGGCTGAACCAACCCATTGGTGCGGGCCGCTAACTCTGCCCACGTTATTTCTTTATACATCCCACCAGAATTGCCCGCTACCCTGATGGGGTATGTCCTCATTACCCCAATGACATGATAGTTCCTTTGCCCACCCAACCCAGCGTCGTTTAGGGCTTGGGCGGGAGTGATGTCGGCTGATGTGACCTGTGGGTAGTTATTGGAGTAGGTGAGGGATAACCCAAATCCTTGGGTTGACTCCACCACGATTGATTGCATACCCACCAGGCGATCCGACACAATGACTCCGTCGGTGTGTAGTGAGTATTGTGTGCGATTCCCCCACAGTGTCGCTGACCTCATAATCCTTGCGGCTCTAGCCGCACCCACACCTTCTAGGGTGCTGCCGATCTTGGTCCACATGTCGGCGGACGCCTCAACCATGGCGTGCTCTTCTGTGATTATCACAGCCGAGAGATCAATGTGCAGGATTGGTCCGTTATTGGCCGGTACGATCTTGCGATGACCGCTGCGGATGATATTACCCATCTCACTATTAAGAACACTAATATTCACCAATGCCCCAGGCCCAAGGAATAACTCAGCGGGGGTGTGCCAAGCGCAAGGGATATGGCGCATCTTAAACGCCGTGCGCTCCGCCATACCATTATTGATGGTCATGGTATGGCCGGCGTTTGGCCCCCCAACTCTTACCACAGCTGATGGGTTATAAGCCGATGCGTACCAAGCGGTGAGTTCACCTTTCCCCTCCGACCCGAACTGTCCTCCCATAATAATGGTGACATCGGGACCAGTTTCTGGCTGGGAAAGTTGTCTTATTGGCATTATTGGCATCATCTTATGCTCCTTGCTACTAGTAATTCGTGGTATACCGCACCCCGTTCACGCCACGCTTGGAAGCAGTAAAATAGGGCGTCTATAAGCTCCTCTGCCAAGTTGCTTAACGGGTCACCCTGAAACGTATCGCCGTAGGTTTTCCGCCCCGCAGTCTGACGGGACACCATAAGGTCACCAACCCATCTTAGGTATTCCATCCTGTCGTCTGAACTGAGGATACGCCAATCAGACGACAGGACCACACCAACAACGGCGGCATCACGATCACGATATGGAATACCACGATATGGAATACCGCTACTGGTATCGCTGTTGCTATGCATGGTATAGCGCCTCACTTTCCGTTTGTGTCTTTGCCTTCGCCGCTACCCACGTCTCCCGTGCCGCCCCCGCCTCCTTAGCCACCCACGCTTCCCACGCCTCCTTCGCCATCGCTCTCAGCCGGTCGTTCATTGTCATGGCTGGTTCTCCTAGCCTGCATTGGCTTGTCAGTTATTCGCCCGCAATGCTTTGTCAGCTATGACCCAACTATCATAGCTGCTCTTGCAAGCTGCGTGCTTGCACGTTTCAAACTCCGGACAGACCCTACCCTGCTCCGACTTGATTTTAGCGAGGGCTTCTCTGAGCACCTTTATCATCGGGGGAGGACTCACTTGTTCTTTGGGGGGCTGCCGCACACTGTCTACTGCCTGGGTCGTAGACACGGCCTCGTAAGTCAAATCAAATACATCCGGTTTGCACAGATAAAGCTCCCCCCTCACGCCCCGTATAATCCAATCGCCTATCTGTGCCTTCATGTTACCTTCTAATGTTTGTATATAGAGGCCGTCAAGCACCCCCGTCCTATCACGACTCAAAGCAAACACAACCCTCGCCCATACGCATATCGCACCAACATTCCATCCCTGGAAACGCATGGCCTCCACGACTACTGGCCTTTTGCGGTACTTCATCTACGGTACCTTCCCTTACTAGTCTCTCAGTAACTCTGAAAGTTGTCGCCCAATTTCGGTCAACAGCGGCTCATCATCTGCAAAAGGTCCCCTTTCACGCTTCAGGAGAGCTTTCTTCTGCTCAGGCGTCATATCTAATACGGTGTAAGCAGGGTTGGGTTCGCTCATGAGACCCCCTTGGGCCATCACATGGAGGAAATGCTCCACTTGCGGACTGTAGGGTGGTTGTCCCTCCCGTGTATCAAAGGAGATTCGCCGAAAGGCTAGAGGCAAATCCGCCAAGTACTGTTTCCTGAGTTGGTAAATGGCCTCGTGCCATTTTGCAGGATCGGCGGTGAAGGTGTTATGCTTGTCTGGCTCCTGGAGAGCCAGCGCAAGACCGAGGGCATCCACGTAGCTCCAATACTTACTCATAGACTCCTCCCTTACTTGACGATAAGGTCAACTTACGCCTACCATGATGTTTACTATAGAAATGATTGCCTAACTTACGTTCCCACAGCTGCATCGCCAACCTAGGAGCATACGGCTCCGGGAGGGGCTGTATGCCAAAAACTTCTCCACACCAACCGCACCCAACAGGCACCGATAATCTAGCTATAACATCCTGCTCTGGAGTCATATTATTATCCTCTGTCTAGTTTATCTGGTTTGTCTGGTTCTTAACCCCCACAAACACAGTCGCAGCCCTGCGTGGCGCAATTTGGGTTGCTCTCAAGGCTTATGTTGTGGCTACCTACCAGACACCAAGCGCAGACCAACTGACACTCTGGGCTGCAATTTGATGGTGCTGCTACGAGCCGGTTTGGGTTTGTATTGACGCTCCCGTGGCGACTGCACTGGGCATCAACGCATCTTCCGTTAGCGTCTGCCACTATCATTCCACAACCTTCACAGAGGCAGTACTGTAGTGCAAGGTTTGAGAATCGGAGTGCCGCACTAGACTGCGGAAGTGATAAATCAGTCCAGTGCAAAGGCGCATCAAGCTCCACCGAGCATTGCATGCAGAAATCAGCCATGCGATACCTCCTTCCTTAAAAGAGCCGATACAACACTCATATCAATTTCACAGCCCAATATTTGAAGTAACTCTGCTTGCACACCTATTAGTGCCTTAGCCCTATAGATAGCCAATTGACCTTGAATATCCATGTTACACTCCTTCCTCCTTGCGCCAATTCCGGCTACAATTTAGACCGCACCACTGTTACTGTCTCACCAACGGCGGTTCTTTCCGTGGCGGCGCTGATGGTGTCGGGTGATACTCCTAACTCTAGTAATTTGGTCTTAGATATACGCTCTTGCCCACCAGTGCGCTGGATGGTGAGCCGGTACTGCACCAGCCCATCACTACTCACCACATTCACAGACTTGGCGTCGGGCGGCAAGTACTCCCTCAACGCCGGTATATATCTAATAAGAACATCACGCCAGCCCGACACCTCACCATCTGCAGCGTCCCTTAGATCCCTATATCTGGCCATCTCAGACGCTGCAACAAGTAAATCCTTGCCCATCTCGTCGTCTTGTTTTATGGTGATCATGGTTGTTGTCATGTTGTTGCTCCTGTTGCTCCTGTGCGGCATCTATCCAATACCACCATTATATCACACCTTTAACGGGCTGTCAATTGGTGGTACTTTATATTGCTTCATCTCGCCCCACTTTCTGCCAATCCTCACTTCCACAATAATAGGCACGGGGAATAGCGAACCATTCGGTGTGGCCGCTTCCAACATGGGTGCGAATGTGGCCGCCACTATACCCGCTATATCTTCATTTACCTCATGTATTACTTCATCGTGAACTTGTAAGATAGGGTTGATGGGGCCGTTTAACTGCGGCGGTGGCAGCGCCCCCTCCACAGCAGCCATACCAGCTTTCACGATCCCCATGGACGCCGATTGTATTCCACTATTAACAGCCTCCCGTTCACCTTCGGATCTGATCCTTGGGTTGGTACTACGAATTTGTGGTAGTAGCCTGATACGGCCCCACATATCTCTTATATATCCATACCTGCGGGCTTCGGCCTGCCGTTCCATCCCATACCCCTTAATCATTGGGTATAATTTGAAATAGTCATCCAGAAATTGCTGGCAACGCTTCTCATCCCAATCAGCAAACGCCCCAGCGCCGAGGGATGATGCCTCTTCCTCCAGGTAACCCTTAAACCCACGGGCTGATATCCAATATACAGTGCCGAACCCACCACGCTTAGCTATATATCTGCGCCCGTATGGGTTAATGCGATGCTCATCTTGTATCACATGTAATGGTACACCCCATATTGCGGCTGCGGTCTCGGCGTGAATGTCACGCCCCTCTGCGAATAGTCGCATCATGCCGCTATCCTTGCTATCTACGGCAAGCACTCGCATCTCTATTTGTGAATAATCAAACGATACTAATGTCATATTAGGTGAGGCTTCTATACAAGACCTCACCATCCTACCTTCCTCATACCTTACTGGAGTGGCAGCGGTATTAGGATCACTATGTTTGTACCGGCCAGTCTCTGTCCCTGCAGGATTAATCCTACCGTGGATGCGCCATGTCTCACCACCACCACCACCGCCCCCCATCTTCATTTTATCAAGCATCGGGCCGATGAACGACGCTTGCATGGTATCATAACGCTTATACCGCAATATTGTCGGGATGATGGGGTGGTGGGCTTTTATAGGCTCTAGAGCCTCCACGTTTACCTTAGGCCGGCGTTTCACTGGGGTAAGGTATAACGCCTGTATCTGGTTGCCTGTTATTACTGATCTTACCCCGTCGCTTCCAAATATGACGCTGGCTACTTGGTCGTCCGATCCAACACTGAACATCTTACCAGCTAGTTCGTGGCATCTTTTAGCTATATCTTGCATCCTAGCGGCGAACACCGCCTGTAACCCCAATACGGCATATCTATTGACCGGCATGCCGTAGTGCGTCATACGGGCGACAAGTGGTAAGGCTTGGATATCGGTCTTATAAATCTCTTCCATACCCCTTTCTATTATGCGTGGCCACAACTCGTTATACACTCTCAACGTAGCGTCTGGGTCACGAGCCGAGTAATTAATGCTATCACTGCGGTTAATAGATGGGTGAGAAAGGTCAACTGACGGCGCTGGGCCTAACAACCCGCCCATATCATTGTTTATTATATTCCACCTAGCTACCCCATCGGCTCCGATGTTGACATCAGCGATGAGCCGCCCAAGCCGCCTACTAAGTTTTGACGAAGCATCCAATCCTTGTTGCTTAGCCACAGCAGCTGATACCGTGGCGTCACGCACGGCTGGCGTTATCATCTCCGAATAATCCTTCATCTCCATGCCGCACAACTGCCTGGCCAGCAGTTTGAGTCCAAGGGGCAAATCCTGCAACATCCAAGCCATTATCATGGTGTCGTCAAAATTGCGTTGGTGCGGCGTCACCCCCAACTTCCATAACATAGGCAGGTCGTACGCTGCGTTATGCATAACGATATGAGATGATGATAACAATTTAGCCAGTGGGTGGCCAATAACGTTGTTGGCTAATACCACTAGGCCCTCACCCCGACGACAGGACATCTGCACGTATAGCGGTTTATCGCCTGACGCCTGCGCCTCGGTGTCTACAGCTACCACGCAAAATGGGTCATCTTGTTGGAGCATGTACTCCATAGCGTCGCCAGCACCCACCATCTCATAGTGTTCTTTACCGGCGTGCTCATCTACCACCTCAGTATACGTGCCATCTAGCGCTTTCCTTATTTGGCCAAAATCCCTATCAACCACCTTCATAAGTAGTTTTCCCCTATCTCTGAACACTGAGGCGGGGTGATAAATGGGTAACACAATGACGTCGCCCAAGTCATTATACTTATGGGTGCGTTGTATTCTGCCATGGATCTCCTCCATGGTGATGCGATGGCTATGATCACCAATTATATACTTAGCTGCTGGCACCCCCATCGCTACAATAATTTTGGGATGCAACATCCGGATCTCACTATCCAGCCACCTATCGGCGCAGAACACACCCTGTTGTGGAGAAGGAGCGAAATCACGCACTTGCCCACTACCCGCTGGGCGGCACTTACACAGGTTTGTTACCCACACATCATCACGGGATAGCCCGATCCTGCTAAGTTGCCTATCAAACTCTCTGCCTGCAGGACCTTGGAAAGGCATCCCTGTTTCATCTTCTCGCTGGCCCGGCCCCTCACCCACGAACATTATATTAGCGCTAATTGGCCCAATGCCAGGTACTGGTCCAGCACACTTGGTCCTAAGGTCACATGCCACACATGCTCTGTTAGGTACCCATAAGGGTAGCTGTTGGATATCTATCGTCATGCCATCACCCGCCACCATATACAGTAATATCGTGTAATATCACTCTTCCCACAGCATCGGCCACGGATTTTATTGTGGTGCCACCCAACATCTTGCCCGCCGCTGGGATGTATGGATGCCCACAGTCTACCCCAACTAGCAGCGCTACCAGTTCTATAGCTGGCACCCCAGCGCTCAGGGCGGCGGATGCCAGCTTACCGACAACCTCAGCCTCTGCCCTATTACATGCGGTGGTGATGATAATGGCGTGTAGCTTTTCCTCATCGCCCCCATTGGCAACGCTTGATGGTATGGAAGATGATACTTTCACAAGCACCATACAGATCTTGCAGATCTTGCCATTTTTGTCCGGTTCACGGCATACAGTAACGTACATTTTGCCGTGGCCAGAATCTACCCTGTAGGTGGTAGATGGCAGCGTTTCAGGAAGTAGGTCCTCTGATATATGTGGCATAGGTGAGGGTGATCTTTCAACCATTACTTATCACTCGGCCCCTTCCTTACTTCCGCTTGCACCACTTCGGCAGCCTTCACAATAGGACCATGAAACTCTAACGTGAGGTTACCTATGCGGATGCGGATGGACTTGTGGTAGTACCCATCCACCGTTGTATGGGTGCTCTCCCGCAACGCCCTCATTTGCTCCTCCACTGCTTTGTACTCATCATAAGACAACCGAACATACATATCCATCGTTGCCTCCTATCCTAATATAGCGAATTCCGCACAGTACGACTTAACAACGAACCCGTATCCTCGGCACTTACTACAGTTGGAATATACGCAGGCGGGCCTACCACCCACCATATGTTCCAAATCTTCATCTTGGAATAGTATACCTTCACCACCGCATTTAGGGCAAATCTTCCACTATCTATATGCTGCGTCATTACGGGCCTTGGTGATTGCGCCGCTGTATAGCGGGTCTATCCACTTCACACTTTCTACTCATCCCTCACATCTCACATCTTCATTCATGGTTGTTTATTCCCACTACCCACCCAGGTTTGTTCATTATCTCCTTGGCAATGCCTTTGCCTATCCCAGGTATGGTGGCCCAATCAGCCTCAGTCGCTTCTACCATCTGTCTCACTGAACCGAATCTCTCACCCACTTCCACTGCTCGCTTTGGCCCTATTAATGGCAACTCCTTGGCTACACGGATTGGTAGTGGTATATCCCCAGACAAGTAGACAGGCGCATACGGGGTCTCGTCTGATTTGTGCATCTCAGGTGGGGCCTGCCACCACCACCACCACTCCGCTATCTGGTCGCACATGTCCCTGAGATTCGCACCTTTAATCCACCCAACCGATTGCTTAGTGAGCACGGTGTAAAGCCGTCTCATTAAGGTGGAGTATTGGATATTAGGGTTTAGTGGTTCGTACCACGCCCTACCACGGTCGCCGTACACCTTACGTCGTGCCAATCCAGATGTTGGGTCACGGCTAAGTTCTCCATATGTAGCAATATAATGCGTATTGAATCCAGCATCACGAGCTTTAGCTATTTGAGTGGCTAGATGCCCATGGAGCAATGATCTCACCAAATCATCACCTACAGCCTTCATCTCAATATGGACACTGTATGGTGGGAAGCCATAGAAAATGATGTCCTGGTTCTGCTCGTTTATCCATGCGGTGGGTATGGACCCGAACATACAGTCCAGCGTAGGTGTGTAGCGGCGTTGATTAGCTGATAGGAAGATCATATGTTATGTTATCGTGCGCCGTATGCTACATGTCGTCACATCGTCACATCGTCACATCGTCACATCGTCACATCGTCACATCGTCACATCGTCACACATCTATAGGGTTGCGTCTATGATGGTTTGCAGCAAATGCTCTATGATAGGGGCTAAACCAGGGGGGTCAGCCGACCAATCAGTGCCGATCAATTCTGGTTTCCACCTACAATCTCTAATCCTAGCGTGGAATCCATCACCCTTTGGGTGTAGTATCTGTCCAGTTGATGTGCTGAGAGTTTGACACATCCCAGCGGCGCACCTATAGGACCATACCCTAATTTCCACAGCGAACGACATCTGGCTCCACCCCGCATCCTCGTACTGTCCCGTGGCTTGCCTACCGACGTAAACCGGCCTGGTGCGGCGGGTAAATACTACTGACATGTTGCTCCCAAACGCAGCATCTACCATGGCATTAATTTCCGTGTTTAGTGGGCCATACTGTTCCGGTGTCACTTGGGTGAGCTTACCGAAATGAGACAGCCTTGCCAACTCATACATCGCCGTCTCTGTGTCCACTACCAGTGTACCACTACCTACCTGCAGTATCCCATAATAATCAGCCTTGAACTGCGCCCAGGTGGACTGGTATTGTTTGGGATCCAGTTCCTTGGGAGCAATGTACTGCCTGAGGTACATTTGGCGACCAGCCGATCTTGTCGCCACCACCTCCGACCCACGGTCTACCCCAAGTATATACGTGGGGTCGTAACCCGATGTGGCTAGGGTAGTTTTGCCCGTCTTCTCCATCCCACCGATGATAGCTATGGTACGGCGTTTACGGGCAATGGCGGTGGGAGTGACCGTCACCCAATCAGTAGATATGGGTTGACCTCTTAGCGTCATCTATCTATGCTCCTGTCTAATATGTAGCATGGCCTGAAGGCTCAAGGATCGGGTTAGGTTTGAGTGGTGACTGTCGCTATGAGTTGGATAACATATTGGGCATGTTGGGAGGCTACACAACCCACATTTACGCCCCGTTGGTCTCCTACACACCTGACATGGACGCACTTCTCCATCACCATTTACCACCGTCTCCGATGGAACTAATGCCGGTGCTAGTGCCTTTCGCTTAACCACCAATCACCCATCCTCGCAATCATGGCGGCGTTGTGGTTTTTAATTAATTCCCAATTCCTGCGCATCTCATCATCGTCAAACATTACCGAATACACCCTAATCTCCGGTCTCGGTGGCTTGTAGTCGCCATTAATGTAGAACACCCACAGGTTAGCCCATCTGGTGTTCAACATGTAACAATACGCCTTCACCTGCGCCCACCACCGCCAGCATCGCTCCCCTATAATATCATTGCTGGTGCTCAGCCAAGTGGCTTTGAACTCGTCAACTTCACCAGTCCCAGGACGGAACCTGTCTGGTGTGCCTATTATACCGTCCACAACACACTCAAATTGGCCAGGTTGGATGCCCTGCTGTGACGCAAGCTGCTTACTAATTATGTCTTCCCAAATTAGCCCCGTGCCAGCCATCTGTATGAAGCTACCGTCGTCGCCACCACCTTGGCTGTCATGGGCTACAACACGACGCAATAATCCGGTCTGAGTGGCTATATCTGCGATGATGCCAGATACGTGGGGTCCGACAGACCTAATGTGAGGTGATAAATACGGTGATGATGTGCTGCTGGATGTCACATCCACACTATTTGCTCCGCCGTGTACCCGTGCGGACATGCCATCCAGCAGCTGCTGCTCCAATCCCTCGTTGCGGCGCACTTGCATCATTGCACCCAGCACCCAGCACCGATCATTGGCTTATTGGCTTATTGGCTTATTAGGGCCGGCTCACCCGTTGGCCATCGTAGGCCAGGAACTTCTCGCCGGCCAATCTCCCTAGGTACCCATCGTTGAACACCCAGCTAGAAATCTCGTTCCTGCGTGGGTGCTGGTTCACCCCACCCGTTGGTTGGAACACCTGTTGGGCCAACTCCACCTTGGTCTTGGAGCCTGTGGACAAAGCCACAATAAGATAACTCTTAATGGCGTTGTCAAGGTCACCATCTGGCCCAATGGCTGGGGCTGCTGGGGCTGCTGGGGCTGCTGCGGCAGGCGTTGGGGGTTGGCCCGTCGTGGCACTCTGCGGCACCTGCGCTGGCACCACGCCCTGCGGGACGGCGTTAAGGACGGCGCTAAACGGCGGCATTCCCTGTGGTATGGTCACTTGGCCTTGCACCTGGACCTGTGGTTGTCCTGTTGTCTGCCTAGTCTCGGCCATCTTCACGACTTGCCCACCATTCGGGTGTTTGCTCGGTTCCCATGGCAGGTTCAGGATCTGCACGGGTACGAGCACTTGTGGCTCACGAGCACCGGCAGCCCTTGGTTGCTGATTGAGGCCGGGGCGTTCTGGTGCCTTACGCCTTACCCAAGTAGCGTATAGCCCGTCAAGGCAAGTGACAGCAGATGTTAGCCGGTTCTTGGGGAAGCCGCAGTTGATGATCTCCGTCAGCAACAGCGCTGCGTTGGTGTGGCGGTTGAGTCCAGTCTTACCCGATTGGGGAATGGCCATAGCGCCATCGGGTGATGGGGCAAAGTCCTCCAATCCACCCGCCGACCAGAATTGCTCATGGCCCACTCCATCCGCATCCACCAGCACGGCACGGATGGCCAATGATGTTATGGGCTGATTCTGCTGGTCTCGCCTCCCACCATAGTCCCATCGCACGAACCTTGGGTCTCGGACCACACCGTTGCCTTCAAAAAGGCCGCCTTCTGTGAAGGTTTCGGGGTCCAAGCTGGCAGCCTGCATTGTGCCTACCCCCACTCCCACTGGGTGCGTCGCTTGAGTCATATCCAACCTCCTATGATTGTGGTTTGTCTACCAATTGACCAATTGATTGGATTTGTTTGGGCTTGCTTGGGCTTGTTTAGGTGCCCAATACCCAACAAATCTCATATCTCATATCTTATATCCAGCGTCTCTCACCTCCTATTATACCACACATTTGGCAAGCTGTCAATGGGCGGCTCTCTGTCTCGCCCACCACTCGCACAAGGCATTCATCTCTTGCGTGGTAATCGTCATGACGTTAACGTCATATACCGGCCTACCAAACATAAGGTCTATGACCTTTTCTTGACTGGTAGCTATGACCAAGCCGTTATTTGTAAGGATTGCTTCTTTGCGCCAATAACCAACTTGGTACTCCTCATCGTTAGATAGCAGGATCAACCTGCCTGGGGCCTCCTTTGGGGCGAAAGTACTAATTGGTCGTGGGATGAGGAACGATTGGTTCACTGATGCCCCCTTTAGCTATAATATCTTCCACCTCGTTTAGTAATGTGTGGTTTGGCGACGAGTGCGGGTCACCACCACAAATCAAGTAATGAACATGACCAGGTGCACCAGGAGTGACGCTAGAAACCTCTCCGTGCACCTCTTGGCCCGTGGATTGGCAGACAATCATTACCCTATCACCCACCATCATACAAACCCCCTTATACGCCTACTCACTTAACTACCATGTGAGCAAAGGCGTTTAGTGTGTGTTGTTCCCCACCAAGAAGCAAACCTGGTGCGAACTCTTTTAACTCTATGTCCGTGACCACCAGCCCACACCCGTAGCAGTTTTCGCTGGTGGCCATGTAAATAGTAGCCACCACAGGCTTCTCACACTGCCACAACCGCAAATGGTCATCCTTACACCAACGGTGGATCGTGTATTCCTGCATCACTGCATCACTGCATCACTGCATCACTGCTCTACCCCATCACACTACACCGAGTGTGGCGTAGGTATTGTGTTGGTCTTAGCCACAGCGCTGGTAAACCAGCTGGGCGCTAGATACTTAAACTTATTCCAAAACCACCAGAAATCGTCGTCTATGACGAATACCTCCGACCAATCGGCATCGGACCTGGTAGCTCTACCAGCCGATTGCACCAGCGTCTGCATCACTTGATGTGGGATCCACTCGTTATCCCTGTCGTTGCGGGCCTTTACCAATGGGTCACGGGAATCTGGGAATGGCAGCTTCCCTATTATTACACACCTACACTCGTCATCCTTGAAATCATAACCAGATGATATTACTGGTGATACCAAGGCGGCCCCAGACTGTGGTGGTTGAGACCTGAACACTTGGATTGCTTGGGATGTTTGCCCACTACCGTGTTGAATCATGCGGTGACGCTCAGATGATGCAGCGAACAGGTTCCTCATGCGGCTATATGATGTAGTGTGGATAATAGACTTGCGGTCTGGCCTGGACCGCAGTATCTGGTCTATTCTGTTTACCCACATATCCCACCCCACATCACTCACCCGTCTGTTCATTGCTGTAGTTGGGATATACCACACCATGCGGTTGGATAACGGGTAAGCGGATGGGTACTCGTGGAAAGTGTATGAATCAGATGTTGGCTTTACACCGGCCAGGAACATTGACTTGCGGGTGAGGGTGGCGGACATGAACATCACTTTGCTTGTGCCGTCAAATAACACGCCGTCGGCGTACTTGGCGGGCCACACTGGGCTAAACTCCACCGCATCATTGGAATTTCTAGAACCATTATCCCCATCTGCACGTATTATCCAGTTGTCCGGGTCTGGTAAGCCGGCTAGCTTGGTGAGGTGCTCCATAGCCCGCTTCGCATCTAATGATACCTGCACAGCATAGCGGAGGTTAGCTACCTCCATGTCATTGGAGTAGGTACGTCCTTGCACCACAACATTAGGCAGGACGCTCACCGCCCAGGTCTTCCACCCCAATATTGTCTGAGGATTGGGTGAAGGCCACGGGATGCCTAGTGACCTGCAATCTTTGGTTGATACGGCGAAAATTAAGAATGATGTGATTACATCCGCCACCAAGTGTCCCTCATCACAAATCATAAGGTCAAAATGACCCAACGGAGGTTCGGGTTGCGACAGTTGGGTCATATAATAGGCATAATTAGTTACTACTATCTCACCACCAGCGGCCCATTTCAACTGATCGTAATACCTACACCCCCCCTGCTTCACAGGGCAAGCATACCCGATGTGGCACGGACCTTCGTTCACCATTAACCCACCCACCTCAAGGCATGGGTAATTCATCTGACCACGCATATCGGTGACGTCAACCGTGTAGAAATCTCTAAGCACTTGGTCTTGTAGGGCTTTGGTGGCGGTGAGATAAACGGTCCTCATGCCTGAGAGTTTGGCCAATAAAATGGCGATGAGAGATTTGCCACCGCCGGTTGGTACGCATTCGCCAATAAATCTAGTGCGAACATCTAAAGCGTCTTGCACCGCTTGCCATTGACTGGGATACCAAGTATCATACTTAGGCGGCATGCCGTAGGCATACGGTGGCAGCAGGGGAAGTACCGTAGTACTCATTCCGCCTCCTTTGTTTAGTTATAGTAAGTGGCTAAACCTGCGGTTGAACTCTAACAGGTACTTAGCCTTCCACTCGCCGTCAGGCATATCATCTATATGCTGCCCGATGCGCCTTAAGAATGAACGTGCTCCGTTGGCGTCGCCTTCATTCATCCTAACCAACACCCGCTCTTGGGCCTTATTGAACATAACGACGAATTCGGCGGCGAACTCCTCATCTTGGATAATCTCCATCATGGCAGATAGTTGGTGACTCACTGATGGGGATGGAGATACGCCTTCTACCCACTTGAAGTGCCTTAATAATGCGTGGCGGACGACCTCTGCCGGAAAGCGATAGGGTAGCCCACTATGTCTGACTATGACATCCAACTGCCTGAGCATTGCTGATGGGGCTTTAAACTGGAAGCGCTCGTTATGGCCCCTGTGGTCGGAAGCCGGGACCCTAAACTCTCGGTCTAGATCTCGCTCCTCCATGAAAGTTGATAGCGATACCCCAGAATCTGGATCTGGCAGCGGTGGCATCGTCATCTTTTTATACTCCCCAACACGAGATCACCTTTTTATATTCCACCTGTTGAGACGCCGAGACCCGCAACGGCCCCCATACCACCATTATACCACACCTTTAACGGGCTGTCAATTGGTGGTTCTAGTTGAACGACAAAGTAAGATAAGTAATGTTTAACGCTGGTGGTTCGGCGGCTATTATTGCCCTTGTTGCCCTTGTTGCCCTTGTTGCCCTTGGGCTAGGAATGCGGTGCGGTGCTGAATGATCCAGTACAGTTCCTCAATGGTGACGCCGAGGTACCGAGAGATGCGCATAGCAGCGGCCAACGACGGTGTGCGCTTCCCATTGAAGATCTTGGATGAGTGCGCTACAGTAATGCCCGCTTCCCTCCACATCCGGTAGCGGTTGATGTGTACTTCTCTACCATCTGGCATAACTACTACCGTAGCGCCTGATGGGGCGGTGTATTCCTTATACAACACCCCAATTATCTGAGCTTGGACCGCAGTTAAAATAGTCACAAGATCGCTCCTCACTACAACCATTTTACCACTAGTTTACTGGGCTTGTCAATAACTGTCGTTTAATGTTTGCCAGTACCAGGTTTAATACACGGTTAGGCCGGATGGCGTTCCCTCCTTCAAGTGCCATCCGGCCTAACACATAAGCCTAATGTAGTTAGGCCGCCACGGGACTGGGCTGTTGGGCTTCCTGGTGAGCAGCCCCGGTCATAGCCTGTGCCTGCTTCTTCTTGGCGCACATCGGCCCAACAGCATCCGGGCTTCCAGGGCCACCTGGAACTGCAGAAACGCCGAGCTTTTCATTCTTCTCCACGCCTCCCCATATGGGGCAACCGCAGATCGTGCACTTGGGCAGGGTGGCGGCGTTCTGGCGGAAGGTTGCGTTCAGGTTTTCCAGCTTGGTATCGCCACGCTCAACCTGTTTGAGCAGGGATTTGAACTTGCTGTCGTGGCCAGGAACGAACCGTGTACCAGCGGGCGTAGGAACTCCGCATCCGTCATAGCACTTGCCCATTTCCTTTGGCGCATGGTGTGCTTCCACTGATGAACGGGCCGCCGCCTTGCTGGTGCCAGCCTTAGGTGTAGCCTTGGGTGTAGCCTTGGGCGTAGCCTTGGGCGCATGGGTCGTAACCATATCCATACCTCCTTTCTCTCCAATTTCCCGTGGCACTGGGACTAAAGCCTCCAATGCCACAATAACCCCAACGTAATCGTTCGCTCGCTCCTGTAGCCGCCCAATCTCCTCAAGCGGTACGCCCGCCTCCACAGCGCCAGCGATTTGGTCTAGCAACGTGGCACGGGCGGCGAACGCCTCCTTAAGCTGGTCACCTATCCCATCGGCGCTCAGTTGAGTAGCTGCGTCGTTTGTAACCACCACGCTTGCTGTAGCCACTGTGTCCACCACGCCTGTCATGCCTGTCATGCCTATCATGCTTGTCATATCCTTCTGCCTCCTGTTGCTCCTGTCTCCTCTACTTATTAGTATATCACACCTTTCGCATGGTGTCAATATATGCGCTCGGCCCGCCGTCGCCTCCACTACATCTCCGCCCTTTCCATCTATCAGGTCTATCAACATCATTGGCGTCCACCTCACCGCATCCTCTGGACTGACTAGTTGGTGCTGCACCGTCTGGAATCCAAACTCGTAACTGGCCACCGCACCAGGGACTTCGCGCCTTGGACCGAACGCTTTGAATGCCTCCGACGCCGATAATGCTGACAAATAGCTTCGGCGTACGGCCTTATCATAAATGCCGTCGGAGACGGCTAGCTTTGTGGCCCTATTAATATAAGGCCACAGGTCCGGCCAGCGCTTGTAGCTTTTGATGGCGCAGCCGACACACAAGCACACAAACTCACGCTCACCAGTAAGGAAGCCGCCAGCCGTATCCCACAACCCCGACCCCCAATGTATCCATACGGCTGGCACGAATCCACCCATATGGCCTACCCTATGAACGCTGTGGTCACACCCAACATGGTCGGTTAGACATTCAGGGCCTGCACCTATAGTGACATAGACTCGTAGTGACATTAGAATGTGGCCTCCTCGCCACGCCGACTCCTTGCTCCTTGGAATTGATCAAACGTAGTGTGGCTCGGTTCCAACATTACAAACGTGGGTTTATTTTCCATAAGGGGGTGGGAGATGGTAATGCATAGCTTCCCGTCTTCGCCCACAGCCAGCATCTCCACCAATACCACGAACTTATCACCTACCATCGGGTTTTTCATCCATAACCACCTATTTTACTAATTGTTGGCCTTGGCTATTCTTGCCTGATCCCTTGCCCTACACGTACACGTACCACTAGCGCACCACGCTCCCATCCAACCACCACTTACCCGGACCCCCCTAATGATCGGGTGACCGCAACACGTGCATCTCGGCAATTGCGCTGCAGCCAACCGTAGGTGTTCAGGGATGCGCACATCAGTGATGAAGATCTCGCCACGCTCAACCTGTTTGAGCAGTGATAGCAATTTCGTGTCATGGCCGGAGATGAACATTCTGCGCTGCTTAATTATTTGGCCGCACCCACATAAACATCTTCCACCAGTCAACCCTAGCAGCTTATCCATGCCTAGTGCATATTTTGGTTGGGCAGTAGACAATATTGTTGGTTTAGCAATCCCACCAGCTAGAACCGGCAATGCAAGGTCGTAGTACATCTGCCTGATATAGTGTCTGTGGGACAACGCCATATCATGTTCCATCATACGGCGGAAGTAATCCCGCCTACTAATGGTCATGTTGCGTATATGGTGAGAGATGTGCATTAGGTTGAAAGCTATTTGGGCGGTGGCTGTTATTTCACCACTAGCCGTCAGTAGCATAATAGCTCGCCTGAACATTAAGCAGCCCTCACACGTACCAGCGTATTGTATCTGCACAAGTGTGTCGGTGTCGTGTATTAATGACATTAGAACTCACCTTCACCTATGCCGGTTCAAACGATGATGCCGCCACGTACTCTTCCATCTCTACGTTGGTCTCTGCCCCACATTCCTCGCAACTGACTAGGGCGGTTATTATCACCCCATATTCATGGGTTGGGTAGCGGCCCTTACCAATGGTCCTGTCCGCTGCTTCCGCCGTAATAACATCCACCCCCAGCGGGTCGTTGTGGGGGTTGCCTTCTTGGTTCAAGGCACCGCAACTATCTAAGTGAGTGAGCACACCTTCATACTCTACAATCACTTCGGTAGTAGCAAGTTCGCAGCCGCATACCCCGCAGTTTAGCGCTATGGTCAATTCGCCACTAATGGAGAAGTTATACTCCAACTCCCCGCCCTGCGTTATGTCACCCTGGTCAATGACCAAATCCGGCTCATCCACGTCCGCCATCTCCAGCGACACGAACTTGTTGCAGTCCGGGCACCTGTTGATCTGTGCCCCTCGTGGGGTTTTGTTGCGTTTGGCTATCATACTGTTGCTCCTGTGATTCGTTGTGTATCGGTGGGGCATCTATCCAATACCACTATTATATCACACCTTTAACGCTCTGTCAATTACCTATTGACGCCGAGGCACGGCTAGTGGTATAATGGAGATGTAGCAAAGTTGTGGTGAAGGGTACTAGCTTGGTTAGTTGGAATGATAATATACCTGGTGACCAGGAGTTCGCCGGAATCCCCATCTCTACGCCTGCCCCCAACGCCTTAGCCGATTCTACTGCCGTACTTCTGGGGATGCCTACATTCGTTGGCACCCCGTTATACTTATTCTCCGACGATGGTGACGTTGTGGTTGAACAGCGCCGTACCCAGGTGTATTCGCTCTGGATAAGGGGCTTCCCTTTATACCAAATTTGCCGTGAACTTGGCCACGCCGCCCCAACGGTAAAACGTGATATAGAGGCCATCCAGCTATCACTTCAAACGATCCGCAATATAGACGTTAGGCAAGCGTCCGATCGCAGCATAGCCCACTTACGAGAAATACAAATGATGTGCCATCAGATGGTGGCTAACCCAGCAAACGTCAAGCAGATATCTGCTTTACTTAACACCATCGTGCGATGTGAGGAGCAAGTCGCCCGAATTGAAGGTCTCATCATAGAGCGCTCTTTCCAGAAAACTGATGCTACACACCATGTGAAACTTTATGATTTTAAAGATGCGTTGCCACCACCAGTTAAGCCCTTAGACGCCGCCGCCGGAGCCGATAGCTGATAGCTGATAGCTGATAGCTGATAGCTGATAGCGGCGTCATTTCTTAAAATACTCTAGGTGCATCCCCAACGTTGGCCTGATGGTGACTGTACTGCCACTTACAGTCACGCTGGTTTGAGGTTGGATAGACAAGGTAGCTATCGCCTCATCACTTCCCCTCTCAAAAATTAACGTTATGGTATTAACTTGGTTACCACTTCCAGGCGTTATTTCTACCCGCACAAACTTAGATCCCTGCAGGGCAGTGGTTAGTTGTTTGGCTGCATCAAAGTCGGTCGTCATGTGGCTCCTTTATCCTCTCATCCCTCTACCTACATTAGTGGATGGGTTCGGTGTAAATGTAAAAACGCAAGTAAACGGGTGGGGCTGGTGTTGTGCCACCCATGCGAACACCAGCCCCGCCCGTGTGGTCACCAGTATGCCATTACGCCTCTTTCCCTACTTTGCCGTAGTCGCCCATGATGGTGATCCACACAACCGAGGGCGTTACTACCACTTCGCCCACCTGCTTGTCCACAGCGGTCTTCTTGATGTAAAGAGTGCCGATGACCTCCTTACCCTCCGGCGCAACCTCCTTATACCTGTGGGTGTTCTTGGTGGACCGCTCCCACACGAACTTCACTTCGCCAATAGGCGTATTCTTGACGGTGGTCATTATAGTTACTCCTTCCTCCCTTATACTCGTTGAATTGTTGGCCCATATCCCCCACATCACAATTGTACCACAAGTTTGGCGGCCTGTCAATACGCCATCTAATCTGAACGTTGGTCTCTGGTCTAAGGTCTAAGGTCTAAGGTCTAAGGTCTAAGGTCTAAGGTCTAAGGTCTAAGGTCTAAGGTCTAAGGTCTAAGGTCCTGCGTCTCTGGTCTCTGGTTGCTGGTTTCCTGTCCGTGTCTCAACGTCTGCTCCGAATCTGCGGACGGAAAAAAGAGAAAGACGGGCTTGGTAAGCAATAGACCACCAGACAAGTTGGTGGAATGGGGTGGAATGGGATGGACAACCCATTCCACCCCATTCCACCCTCCCGCCTATCCACCCCATCCACTTCATATCATTCCCTTTTATCCTCCCCATCTCCTACTACCCTGAGTTGCCTGATGACTTGGTGCGACAAGTCTGGCACCTGTATGGCTCCCCGCCAGCTTCGCTGCTATGTCTCGCCAACCGCTTACATTTGTGACAGTACCAGCGAAACGGCCCTAATGACCACACTGCGCCCGCTACCTTGGTGGACCCGCTTGCGCCCATTTTCGTCGTCATTGCGGCACCCATTCAGGATCAAGCTCGTGCACCATGTCCCACATCTGAGCGCAAGTGGTACAGCACGGGTTGTCCCTGTTGAACCCCACCAGCCCCTTCTTAATAACGTCCACCAGCTTGCCCACAATACCCCCAACCAGTGGCCCAACGGTAATATGGCGGGGGTCGTGGATGTAAACGTCCTCGTCCTCTAATATGTCGGCGAAGCAATCACCGCACAGCCCCGCAGTACCGCTGTTTAGTAACTGCACCGCCTCCTTTCTATCTTTAGCTAAGACGTACATCACGCTGGTAGCCCAGTTGCATCCACCACATTTGCCACGAGCAAGGTTTGACTCTTCCCCATCAAGGTCTAGCCCCTCGTCATCATCGCCTTCTGTAAACTTGTAAACGTGCGTTGCCGCCCCTCTTATTCCTCTCCTTTCCTCCCTCTCGGCTTCAACCGCCGATTGGTCCTTAGGGTCCAGTGGTGATTGGTGCGTTGATCGGTTGGCTTCCATTTGGTTCTCCTTAATGGTTGGTTTGTGGTTGATGGGCAAGTCGCCCATCACTTTCCCCGCCGCCGCCTATACTTCCTCCTCCGTCTCATTCGCCGCCTCCGCCTCCGCTGGCACTTCTTCCAACTTCGCCTCCGCCCATGCTGCTTGCATCCTCACCCCCACCCATGCTGCTGCCTCCGCCAATTCCGCCGTCTTCGCCTTCGCCTCCGCCACCAGTGTGTAGTATTTGCTGCCCTTTGGTGTCCATTCCAGACTCCTTCTGGGGCCGTGGCCCCCCGACTTGTCATTAACTTCATCAGCCGCCGCCCCACCCATGCCCCACACCCCCATTATACCACACCTTTGACTAGTTGTCAACTATGCGCTCACCCAGATGAGCAAGTGCCAGCGCCCTATTTGATGGCGTGGGGGGGTGTGGAGTCTCCCCCCGCCTTAAACCAACCGCTCTGTCTGCCTATTCGTCGGTGTCGTCCTCCTCATCCCCCTCATCCTCCTCATCCTCCTCGGAGGCCACCACCTTCACCTTCTTGGTCTTGACAACGGCCCGACGTGCTGCACAGTTGCACCGACTGTGATCGCACTCACTCTTCCCCAACCAGATCGGGGAACCACAACATCCGCAGGTCTTCAAGGTCGGCAGAAGCTGCTGGACTGACTTCGGCAGGGAGTCCAGCTTAACTTCTCCCCTCCCCAAGCGCAGCAATTGACCTTTCAGCCGAGCATCATGACCCTGAACGAATAACCTCCCACGGTTGGCTGCAGCACCACACCCGCAAAGGCAGTAACCCCCCGTTGCAACCCGAACCTCCTGCCTCCGTGTCAACCGCAAATCAGCCTTGACCTCCTTAGTAGCCTTGACCTCCTCAGTAACCTTAGCCACCTTAGTAGCCACCTTGCCACCCACCGCCTCACGTGTCACTATCTTGGTCGCCTTTGCCCTTGTTGCCTTGGTGGTCATTTGGTTCTCCTTGTGGGGGCGCTCGGCGTTGCGGCCTTCCCCCACCAATTCCATTATACCACACCTTTTACTCCCAGACAATTGGGTCGGGTCTATGGTAGGAAGTTTGGCTATTGAAGGTTTCTATGGCCGAACGCAGACGGGGACCCGTTTAAGTTGAATCAGTTAATTAATCTTAATTAAGTTAATGTGGCTTATCTAATTAATCTTAATTAAGTTAATGTGGGTTATCTAATTAATCTTAATTAATTAATCTTAATTAAGTTAATGTGGCTTAGTTAATTAAGGTTAGTTAAGTTAATGTGGCTTAGTTAATTAAGGTACTTATATACGGCTTGCTGCGAGGGGGTGGGTGGGCATTTCTATGTTTCTTTCTCTCACAAAATTATTTTAAATAATGATTATTGCCTCATAGCCAAATCTCTTGCCAGCCGCCATAAAGTAGTGGTATAATGAGTGTAGAGAACAGCCGCCGAGTCATTAGGACTACGTTGAGTTATAAGGTCACTATATATGACCAACCAAGAACGTCAGCTAACGTATCAACCAACAGGTTGGGGTGGTGGAGAGCCTGTGTATCAGTTTAACCCATCGGGTATAGTAACATATGGGCCTTACAACCCGTATGGAAACCCTTACGGTCAACAGCCACCACAACAGTTATGGGAAGCGCAGGTTCAACGGAAAGATGGCGACGGGGAATGGGCGATGGATTTGGTGAAGGTGGCGGCGAATACGGCGACAGATGTGTTGGAAATTTTAGTGAAGGGGTTGGGGCCTATCGGCACAGCATTTATTTTGTGGAAGGTTAGGCCACTAAGAAAACTGATAAAGTTGGCAGAAATCACGAAGCAGCCGATGGGTGGAATGGATGGGACGCCGTTAGAAGTGCCAGCATGGGGTTTGTTTCCAAATGACTGCTGCTAGTGGTGTAAGGTCTATTATTTACTCCCTAGATACCTCATCTATACCTGCTCAACGAGCGTTTATGGAGTCCACCGCCGCCGAGCTTATGTATGATGGGGCGTTTGGGGCGGGCAAATCACTGATACTATGTGAGAAGGGGTTGTTCCTCAGCCTGAAATACCCAGGTAATGCTGGGTTCATATTTCGCAAGGTGTTTCAGTCGTTGGTCTATACCACCATGCGAACATTCTTTGAGAAGGTGTGCCCATCGGGGTACATTCAGTCATATAACAAAAACGACCACGTGGTCACCCTCACCAATGGCTCTACCATCACATTCCTTGGGTTGGATAGGGTGGGTGGCACCGGAATGTCGCTTGATTTACCCACAAAGATAGGCTCTATTGAGGCGGGTTGGATAGGAGTAGATGAGGGGCGGGAGCTTACAGAGGATGATTGGGTGATGCTGCTGGGACGGTTGCGGCTTGACCGTGTGCCGTTCCACCAAATCTTTACTGCTACCAACCCGGACTCGCCATCACACTGGCTCTACCAACGGTTTTATATAGAGCCGTATGGTAGGCCCGACACCATCAAGATCCCACTACCAGGATCAGTGACTGGCAAGTCAACGTCTATGCTCTCGCCGTCGCTGTCCCGTCAGGCAGTAAAATCGTCCACCATGGATAACGTGTTCCTGCCTGAGTCTTATCGCCAGAGTATGGCCAGGTTTCGTGGCCGCTATAAGCAGCGGTATGTGGACGGGGAATGGGTGGGGTTTGAGGGGCTGGTATACGACAATTTTAGCCCCGACGTGCACATCGTGGATAGGTTCCCCATCAACCCAAAGTGGCGGGTGTACCGGTCCATAGACTTCGGTTACACCAACCCATTTGTGTGCCAGTGGTGGGCTGCGGTGCCGCCTAACCTCTCTAACGATGATATCCCAACTATGAATGGCGCACCACATCCAGGGTATAAGGGTCCTGGCATGTACATGTTCAGAGAGGTTTACTATTCGGGCAGGACCGTAGAACAACACGCTCCAACTATCCGCCGGTTGTCCGAGCCATACGTTATTCATACTACATTCGCTGATCATGACGCCGAGGATGCCCAAACCCTGGCCCGCCACAGCATTCACACAGTCCCAGCGTATAAATCCGTATCCCCAGGCATCCAGGAGGTTTACGAGGGGCTGGGGGGCCACCCAGGGGAATCTGGTGAGTTACTAATTTCACCACAAATCTACTTTTTCAGGGATGCCGTGTACGAGATAGACCCGAAGTTGGCTGATAAGAGGCTGCCCACGTGCACCGTAGACGAGTTCTACAGCTACGAATGGGCCGGGCAGAATGCACCATCATCTAGTATCCACGGTTCTAAGGAAGTGCCAGTAGATAGGAACGACCACGGGATGGACGCTATGAGGTATATGATTTACTCTATGTCAGTAATAAATATTGCTTACAACGCCATGACCATAGCCACCAAGGGCGGTGGGGGCATCAGAGGCGGCGCTCCGGCACCCAGATGGGGTAAGCAGGGTGTACAAGTGGCGTCGGTTGGCAGACCATTAGGCGGGATAAGATGGCCCAGATGATATAATCAGGTGATGTATGACGACCCGTAGTGAGCAACAGGCAGCGGTGAATGGTAAGGGCGCAGGCGACCTTGGCCACGCCCCCACCACAACCGTCATGTCTACCGGTTTATCTATATGGCGTGGTACTATAAGCGCCGAATACTTAGTAGAGCTTACCCCCTGGTCCAAGGCGCATAAAGTATACACCCAGATGGCGGATGACGCAGTGATTGGAGCCATGCTGAACGCCATAAAATCGCCGTTGCTAGCTGCTGGGTTTGACGTGGAGTTGGGTGGCACCACTGACGCTGACAAGCGGGCCGCCGAGTTTCTTGGTAGTGATATATACTCAATGAACGGCCAGACGTGGCGTGAGCACATCCAGGATGTTCTATTATTTCTTGAATATGGGTGGGCGTTATCAGAGAAGGTGCTGGAAAAGCGTGAAGACGGCCTCCTTCATATTGCTGCCCTCATTCCCATTGGCCAGGATACACTCTACCAATGGGGAGAGTTGGATAAATTAGGTAAGGTAACATCGTTTAAGCAGCAAACTACCCAAGATGGGAAGCTATATCAGGCTGAGCTACCCATGGCCAAGCTGCTCCATTTTTCTCTACAACCTAGAAAGCGGGACCCACAGGGCCGATCATTACTTAGGTTGTTGTACCGTCCGTGGTACTTCAAGTCTAACCTAGAGGTTATTGAGGCTATTGGTGCAGAGCGAGACGTGGGGAATGTCCCTGTGTTCAAGATTGGGGAGCAGGGCATCTCGCCCGCCCAACTCGCCGATCTCAAGGTTGCCGCCGAAAACTTCCGTATGGATGAGGCGGCGTATCTTATCCTACCATTTGGTGTAGACGTGACTGGCTACGGCGGTGGTAGTAAGGTGTACGATATTCGCCGGATGATAGAGTCATGGGCGCATGTTATCCGCCAGACGTTCTTCGCCGATTTCATAGCGCTTGGTGGTGAGTCGGTGGGAACCCAAGCCCTGTCCCGTGAGTCGCAGACGTTCTTCTTCAAGGCTTTAGTGGCGATACAGAAGGGGTTGCTGGAGGTGTGGAACACCCAACTGGTGCCATACCTGTTCCAATGGAATGAGGGCAAGTTCAGCGGCATTACCAAAAACCCGCTTACTGGTGCGCCGAGCTACCCTAAGTTGGCGTGGAATAACCCAGGACGGATGGACCTCATAAACCTTGCTACTTATATCAGCAATTTGGTTAACGCCCGTGTAATGACGCCCAACCGTGAACTTGAGCAGCACATGAGGACTGTGGCCGATCTACCGCCCCTGGCACCAAATGAGGAGGCTATTAGCGAACAGAAGCCAGAGCCAGTAGATGGTGGTGGAGATGGTGGCAATAGGGGTGGAGTAAGTGGTGACCAGCAGGTAGAGGGCGGCGCTAAGGGTCAAGACGCCAGAAATAAGCGGGACGGTGAGGGCGAACACAGCGAGCATAACTTTGCCGTTCGTGGCCCGTATTACCATGTAACTCTGGCATCCAACGTACCATCTATTATGCGTAACGGTCTGATACCAAGTAGTGGTGTTGGAGATGTCGTGGGCATTGGGCCGACCCCGTGGGGTAAGATGGGCGTATTTTTAACCAATAACTTGACGGCAGCACGGCATCTGGCAACAGATGCCTATTGGGGCGACAGTATAACAGAAGTTGCGATCCTTGAGGTGACAGCGCCTGGCGAAAACAGGAGGTTGCGCACCGACAAGATGATGGATAGCTCAGTATACACTATAGGAGTAATACCTCCTCAAAACATACGGGTAATTGAGACATTCATCGTCCGACCAGATTAGGTACTACTTTGGCCTTTTGATAAATGGGTTGACTGCTATCCACCCGCCGTGTTATGATAGTAGATGAATAAAAAAAGGTTTGGCGCATCATGCCATTTGGTCCATACGAAGATTTTGATGATTGCGTCAGTAAGAACTCCGACAAGGATGACCCTAAAGCTTACTGTGCAATCATCAAACGCAACATTGAGGGTGACGGTAATGGTGGCAACGGCAGCGACCACAGTGAATTACCAAGCTGGGTATCAATTAATATGTTTGCGGAGGGCGATTCTTTAATGCGCACCATAGACGTTTTCCGTGCGGGCACCCATACTGATTCATCGGGAGTCACTCGTCATTGGGGCATGGGCGATCTCCGTAATATGGTAGCGGCGTTTAATGCTGGGGTGCCGGGCCGAGTGCCTATTAAGGTGGGTCATACCACCGACAAGTTCAACAGATCCCTGGCTGAGAAGATGGGCCTCCCCACCGACATTCTAGTCGGCGAGGGCGGCGAAGGTGCCGCATCCCTTGGTCGCATTACTAAGCTATATGTTTCTGGCGAGGGTGACGCAGCGGTGCTCAGGGCCAATGTGGAGTTGTCTCCGCCACTATCTCGCCTACTAGACGATAAGTTGTTCGGTGACGTGTCCGCCGAGATCTTTGACCATAGGTCTAATAATGGGGTGGAATATGGGCCAGTCCTGTCGGCGGTAGCGGTGCTTGGTGCCGAACGCCCAGCGGTCAAAGACTTAGTGGCGTTCGGCACCAAGCTTGATGATAAGCTGCCAGATCGGGTGCTGGCCTTCAAGGCATCGTTTGATGAGACGCCAGCCGCCACAGAAGTTGCAATTACCTCTATAGACCAGATTGGCGAAGTCTATGGCTGGTGGCGCAGACATCCACGGCTCCGGCGGCTCGCTTTAAGTATGGCAGGAGGTCCTTTTTTGGAGGCGTTTTGGGGTGGGCCAAAAGGGGAGGCAGAGGTCCGCTCCGCCAAGAAGCTTTACGACGCTGCCTTAGATACGGGTGATACGGATACGATCCGGGATGCATCGGAACTGTACCTGGAGACGGTGAATCGGTATGGGTTCCAGGAACACGGCGGTAATGGCGGAGATGATGAGGACTGCGTTAAGAAACACATGGGCGACGGTGGCATGTCTCGTGAAGACGCCGTGGCCAAATGTAAGAAGATGAAGCAGCAAATGAGAGAGGCGGCGGCGGCGTGGCGGCTTAGCACCCGCCAACATAAGGAAGGGGAAGGTATTGCGAGATACCTGGTAGTGTTTGCTATCGGCACAGACGTGGAAGATATCTATGTGTACGCCGACTCGCTTGAGGACGCAGTAGACAAGGCATCCAAGCAATTCCAGGACAGCTTCGGGGTGGATCCTGATGATGTACTCCGAGTAGAGGTGTTGACGGGCCGATACGGGGAGATGAAGCAACTGAGAATGAGTGGCCGCCATCGTGAGGCCGCTAATGCCTTATCAAATGGCATGATCCCTGATGGTGCGTTTGACGCTGCCGAGGATGTTATGCGTGGGGCGTTTAAAGATGCCCTATTGTCGGGCAAGGTGCAGCGTTCTGGTTGGGGCAATACCATCAGGGCAGCTTGGGGGCTGTTACAAGAGTCGGTGCTTAAGGGGTTCAGCGAACCAACATCCTCAGCGTTTGGATGGGGCGGTCAAGTGGCATCAGTCATTATCTCACCGCCAATTGCCAAGTCCCACGATGACGTGGTGAAGTGGCTTATTGACCACAGATACGAGGCTAATGATTGGGAGATCAAGCAACTTGGCACTGATTGGGTAATGAGACCAGTATCTGCTGATATGAACCCAAACTACACGTATGGCCAAATAAGCGTGGGTGCTGGGATAACAGCCATCGTAGGCACACCATCCATTACTGGTGAACTCAGCAAAGGAAAATACCAAACATATGATAGAGGTGATGCTATGGTAACCGAACGGGAACTCCGCAAAGCCCTTGGCATCGGTCTCAATGAGGACTTGGTGGTTGCGGTCAAGAAGCTCAAGGAGGCGTCCACCTTCTCTGAGGCGATGGCCGACACCGTCAAGTCTCTAGATCACGACCGGCTAGTGATGCGGTATAGTGAACACACTACATTACTCACTACTGTGGCTGGTACTCCCCGTGAATTGGCGGAGCAATTGGCCAAGCTGGAAGAATCGGTGGGCGAGAGGGTGGCCAGAGACCTACTAATCGCCTGGCAAGGCGTGCAGGCCGCCGCTAACCGAGCGGGGGTACTATCCGCCTTCTCAAAGCCCAGCGTTAATGGTAGTAGTAACGCCTCTCACCCATTTGAGATCAAGGTCAAGTCGGTGGCGGAGAAGGACAACCTCACCATCCCAGTGGCCATGGTTAGAATGGCTCGCTTGGATCCAAGCGGATTTCATGAGTACAACAACGCCGTGGCTAGGGGGGAGCATAGGGCCACCATCTAACCCCGCTAGCATCTCATCAGCTGTTACCATCTCTTCTTAAGGAGAATCAAATGCCAGAAGCAGCATTCAGGTCCATTCCAGGGATGAAGGCCGACGCCGACCTCAGTGCCGACCAATACCGTGCTGTCAGGATGACCGGCGCTTTCCAAGTGGGCCTTATTACCAACGCCAATGCCCAGCGACCATTCGGTATCCTACAGGACGACCCAGACGCCGAGGGGAAAGGGGCATTGGTGGCTTACGATGGTGTGTGCAAAGCCAGAGTGGGAACCGGCGGCGTAACGGCTGGTGATACGTTGGCAGTGGAAAACGATGGTGACCTCATCACCGACGTTGAGGTTGCCGATGGCGGCGCTGTTGACCTTCACCATGTTGCTACCGCATTAGAGACCGGTGCAGCTGGTGATGTCATCTTCGTCCTGCTGCACACCCCAATTCGGATTGGGTTGGAATAGACCAACCAAGCCAACAAGTAGACAAGCTTTATTAGTTATCTAGGGGGTAACGCAAGATGCCACTGCCGACTGTGAAGGATCTGAGACCCATCAACCCAGTGTTGACCAATCTCTCGTTGGGGTTCCGCAACCCAGCGTTTTACTACGATAGGCTGTTTCCTCCAGTGGAGGTACCTGAGCGGTCGGGTACCTATTTCATTTGGACTAGGGACTTCTGGTTTAGACGCCCAGTCGGTGGAGTCAGGGCTGCAGGCGCTCCATATACCAGGATTGGGTTTGGTGTGGAAACTGATACCTACGCCACCAAAGAGTATGGTTGGGAGGAAGCGGTAGATGACGTCACTAAGGCAAGTTCTCAGGTCCCCGGCCCTGGACTTGAGGAGGTAGCAGTCCAGCATCTCACCAACGCCATCCAAATAGAGTTGGAAAAGCAAGCAGCAGCCGACGGCTTTGTCACTGGGGTGTGGGGTACTTCTAATCCCCTGGTTGGTACAAGCCAATGGTCGGATTATGACGCTTCTAATCCCGTGACCGCTTTGGATGTGGCCAAGCGCACCATCCGGCGCAACACTGGTGAGGAACCCGACAGCATGCTCATGGGTGCGTTGACGTGGGAGGTCCTCAAGGAGCACCCCATCCTGGTTGATAAGTACAAATACACTCAATCTGGCATCTTGACCGAAGCTTTGGTCGCTGCCGCATTGGGCGTCAACATCATCATGGTGGGCAAGTCAGTGGAGAACACCGCCGCAGAGAAGGCACCAGGCACTGCTTCACATACCGGCGCTGATATCTGGACAGATAATGCTCTGCTTGTCAAGGTCACCCAAGCACCAGGACTGCTGGTGCCGAATGGCGCTTATCGCTTCGTCTGGAACGAGCGTGGCAATGTCCCATGGGCCGTGGAGAACTACTATGAGGAACAGACCCGCAGCAATATTCATCGGGTGTTCAGCCACTGGCAGAACAAGATCGTAGGTGCTCAGTATGGGTACTTGTTCCTGGACACCAACGCTTGAGCCAATGAACAGGTAAATGGATAAGTGGGTAAGTGGCCTACTATTGGGGTGAGTGATGTACGAGGCATACAGGGTACTGCGCACGTTCCAATGGAGGGGGAGAGTCTATTCCCCACCAGGTAAGTGTGGTTGTGAGTGCGCCCAGACCAGTAGCCAGCTAGACGTGAATCACTGCACCGGCGTGGTAGCTACTGCTTGCACGTGTCCCGACGCCGGTTATTGTGGCTGCCGTATTAAACCACAAAACTACGGCGGAGATGTTTGGGTGGTGGAGGCTGGCAACCCACGGAAGTCTCATATCCTTAACCAGCGGTTTGTCATTTACGACTCATCGTTGCCATCAGGTGATGAATTAGCCTCCAACCCAGTCTTCATCCACCTTATCCAAGACCCACGGCTACAGCGGGAAGGTACGTCACCAGATGCCCAATACCCGCAGTATGTGGACAATAGGGAGTACCTACCCACCGGCTAATCAACTAGTAACTTGGTTCCTTTGCTAGTTTAAGGAGACACTACCGACCAGGTAGGGAAGCCAGCGACTAGCTGAGACGCAGCAAAGGAGACGCACATGGCGAAGTCCAGCCTCATCACCGTGGTGGGATACCGCAGCCGCCCTAATCAGCTGCTCAACCAGCTGATCTCCATCTTTGATACCGCTACAGGCCATAATCATGACGGCACCGATTCTGCGACTGTTACGGCATCAGTCACTCTTGACCAGGCATATGATACAGGTGGCGCAGGCGCAGGCCGAGCTATTACCGTTGATAGCGGCGCTGTAGCACTCACCAATAATGCTGCTAACAACAACGGTATTCTTACTGCTACTAAAGACCCAGTTGGCGCACAATCGGGTGATGCCATAGTAATAACTGTTGGCGCACAAGCTACGGGCGCTGCCATTAACATAGCCAATACGGGCAGTGGCAACGACATTACTGGCATTAACTGGTCTGTCTCTCAAGCGGGTGCTGCTGTGTTCGTATCCGTAGATATTAACGGCACCGCAGACGGTCTCATTCTGGACGCTGACGGCGACACTACCATCTCATCCCCAACCGATGACCAGGTTGACTTTGAGGTCAACAGCGTAGATGTTCTTAGGTTGACCACTACTCAAATCCAACTGCTCGCAGGTGCTACCGCAGGACTTAGTATAGCAGCAGGCGGCATTACGATTACTGCAGGCGGCCTGACAGTCTCTGCATCAGGCGCTGCCATCACCGGCGATTCTACGGTCACAGGCAACCTGACTGTCACTGGCAACCTCACCTTTGGCGGCAACTGGACAGTAGGCGCAACTCTCACCGTTGACGAGCTTATTCTGGATACTGACGGTGCTGCACCCGCCGCCTCTAACGTTTACGCTGTACGTGACAATGTTGGTGACCTCACTCTTAACGCTGTTACAGGCAAGACCATCAACCTTGCTGTAAATGGCACCGACGAGTATACTCTGTCTGCAACTATTCTGGATATGAATGCCAATGCTCTTGATAACACTGGGTTTATTATCCTGAATGCCGCTACTGCGCCAGATGTCACCGAAGTCTACTTCGTCAACGACAATGCTGGCGACCTCACTCTTAACGCTCTTGACACCAAGGCTGTCCACGTTGCAGTTAACGGCACCGACGAGTTCAACTTTACTGGAACCGCTCTCCAGGTCACGGCATCCAACAACATCCAGTTTCTTGGTAACAATGGGCTTCTTGACAGTAACGGCAACGAGGTTATTCTCGTAGAAGCGGTTGCAGGCGCTACCACCTATCTTAACGTCAAGAATGCTAACGGCGCTGCTATTGTTCTGGAATGCTTGGGCGCTGCTGACCTCGGCTTTGTTCTTCAAAACGACCAGGACGAGCCGCTTTTGACCCTCACCCCAGTAGCGTCGGCGGTAAATGCTGTTACTGTCCTGAACGCTGCTACCGCTGGACGGCCTATTGTCCGAGTTACGGGTGAAGCCGATATTGGGTTGCAGATTCAGAACCTTGCTGGCGAAGTCATGTTCGCTACTCTTAGCACCAACGCTCCTCTTAACTGGATTGAGGTTAGTAACGCTAACACTGGTGCTCGGCCTTTCTTTGTTAACCCCGGCGAAGACGATATTGGTATGGAGTTCCGAGCCAAGAACAATGAGGAAATGTTGATATTGGCCGCAACCGCCGCCGCTGTCAACGAAGTTACTATTACCTCCCAAGCGACTGGCGCTGCGCCCTCCATCGCTGCTACAGGCGGTGACGCTGCTATTGACCTCTCTCTTGCTGGCAAGGGCGTAGGCTATGTTCGCTCCGATTCCAACCTGGACATGAGTGACAACACCTTGTTCGGTAGTCAGGCCAGCGGTGGCGACCTGCTTCTATCCTCTACAGGCCATGCTACCAAAGGCGCTGTATCGGTACTCACAGGTAATGAGGGCTTTAAGGTTGGCGGCGTCGCAATCCGTGCTGGCACCGCAGCGACCAACATTCTTGCTGTCTTTGATGGCACTAACCCCCAGGCAGGTCAAGCGCTTGTTAATGGCATTGAAATCTACTCAAACGCTGGCGAGTGCTTCATCATGGACGCTGCTGGTACCGCTACTCAGCAAACGCCTCACGATAACGCAGGCTACTGGTATCTCAACTCCTATAGCTCCAAGCGCAACAAGACTATCCGAATCCACGTAGAGCGGATGCTGCGGGCGCTAGCTGAGAAGTTCCCAGGTGAGCTTGACCGCTTCATAGAGGAGTTACCAGCTGAGGCGCTCTATCATCACAGCTAGGCGCTCTATTATCATGTGGCGCACTCTAATTGAATAATTAACTCTGCCTGGTTGAGCAATTAACCTTACCTAATGGAATAGTTAACCCTGCCCAGTTGAAAGGAACGATTGAAATGGCAGTAAGAACTACGAAGTCCTCTGCGGTTACCCGTACTCAAAAACAACTCAAACGCACCTATGCAGCTGTAGCTGAGGAGCATGACGTTGTAGTCCGCTTGGTTAACAAGCCGCTCTATAACGCTTTTGGAGACCCGTTCTACCTCCAGAACTTTCGCTTTGACCCCGAAATAGTCGGGATGATTCAAGCAGAGTTGGATGGCACCAAAGCAGAACCCAACGATGAGGTCTACCTTGAGGAGCTTAACGAGACCATTTCGCTCAGGGATGATGTGCGGTTACGCCGAAATGTCCATTCCGATATGGCCTACGCTGTAGAGTTCTTTCTACGCTCACGTGACGCTCAGAGCGGTAAAAGTATCGTGGTCAAAACCCAGACTGACTCAGATCATGTTTGGGACATCGGTCAGGCCCTTCAGCACTTCAGAATCAAAGACTACCTAGAGTTATCCAAGGGCGACCACCGCTGGCTTGTTGATAAAGTCAAAGAATGCGCCTTTCAGGTTTATCCAACCGATGCTCGCATGTTCCTGGATGCTTTGGCAATAGCGTACCCGCCACAAGCTCTTATTGAGGTTGAATTAGGCCCCGATGCCGAGTAGCCATAGCCGAAGTCACGGCTTCTAGGGAGCAACCCATATGGCAGTAGTAGTTGAGACCGTTACAAGTCTAGCTCACGAGGTTCCATATCGTCAAGTAGATATGCCATCGTATCTGATTGGCACCTACTCAGCTAATGACGTGGACAACCACGACTTCAAGGCAGATGCTCGTGGCAAGGGGCGTCTCACTGTAGCAGTAGACAACCCTGCCAATAAGTCTGTGGTTGTTGACATCTACGGTATGCACTCAGCCACAGGCACCGTTGGCGACGTTGGCACCTTTGTTATAGCAACCGCCGCTATGACCATCGCTAACGCCGCCAAGGACTACGAGACCGTGGCTGACCCATTTCCATTCTATCTAGTGCGCTGTACGCACTCTGAGGTACCTACTGACGACCCGCTCAAGACAGTTACTATCTACATAGACTTTTCCGCTTTCTAGTTCTGCTCGGATTGTATCAGATGATAAAAGTCGCTACTACAGATTGTATCGGATTGCGGAAGTCATTTCGGATTGTGTTGGGTTGTGGGAGTCATCAATGATTGGTAAAGGCTCTGGCGCATCGGTAGGTAAATGGGGTCGCCGTATAAACGCTAACGACGCCAATTCGGCCTTGACGGTCAACCAGCGTGGCAGCGGCAACATTATCTCCCTACAAGATGGCGGTGTTGCAACTTTCACTGTTGCTGATGGTGGTATTATCACTACCGGCGATAATATACTTGTGCGTATAGGCGCTGATGGCGATAGCGCTCTTGTGCTCTCTTCTGCTGGTGTAGCTGCCAACACAGTCCTTGCAGGTGTTCTTGTAGGTACCCCTGTTACGCCTATCGCCATTGCTGCAAACTCGCTTATTGAAGCCAACATTACTGCCTCTGGCGATATTGTATTAGCTGTCAACAAGGGCGGCAATTCGTACATGGCGTTCATGGCAGACGCTTCCACGGGCGACACACTATTAGGTGTGCCGACTGGCCAGAGCGTGGATTTCTACATTGCAGGCGCAAAGGTTTTGGA